TAAATAAACTGCTCTATCTCTTGTGTAGCAAGGGATGGAGCTTTTTTGTAAATTATGGGATTTTTTTTGACCATACTTTTGACCATACTTTCTTAGAAGTTAATATAATTTGTTAGTTTTTGTGTTGTTTCTTCTTTTTTGCTGTTAGTAATGTGTGTATATGTGTCCATAGTAGTTTTTATATTTGCGTGGCCCATTCTTTCTTGGACTTCTTTGTGATCTGCGCCTGCCTCATATAGCATTGATGCATGTGTATGTCTAAAACCATGCAGACCGATATAAGGTAAGCCGGCACGCTCACGATATATATAGTATCTTTCTGCCACTGACTGATTAATTGTGAAATTATTTTCGTCATTGGTAAACAAATAATTAGCTTTAGTAAATCCTAATTGAAATAAGTACTTTCTTTGTTCGAGCTTCCAAAATTTTAGTTGCTTTATAGTTTTTTCATCTAAATAAATTATTCGATTTGATTTTTTGGTTTTAGGAGTTTCAGATATATAATATTTATCTGAACGAGCTACAGTTTTTTTAATGGCCATTTCATTTGTTTTAAAATTAATATTGTCCCAAGTGAGTGCTAATATTTCGCCGATTCTACATCCGCTGAATGCTAATAGTCTAAAGAGCGTATAGTCTCTGTTTTTAAAATATGGATTCTGTTCTTGAGATACTTCATTTAGAAATAATTCCAACTGTTCTTTTGTATATAATTTTAATTTCTTTTCTGTTTTAATTTGTGGCTTTGGAATAAGTAAATTTAATGTTGGATTATCAGATGTTAAACCAATATTTATAGCATACTTAAAAACTTTATTCATATAGTTTATGAAAAGAGGGTACTGCTTTGAAGTTCCTTTTTCACTCCAATCATTTACTACCTTTTGACAATATGCCGTATTAATTTTAGAAAGCTTAATATTTCCAAATTTGGGATATATATGTTTATTAAAGATTATTTTAGTCCTTGAATATGAACTTTCTTTTACAGTTTTTTTGTAGCTTTCTAGCCATAATTCTGCTGCTTCTTTGAAAGTAGTATTTGTACTTGTGGGCATTCCTGTTTTTTGTAATTCTAGTTCTAACCTAGAAAGTGCTGTTTTTGCTTCTTTTTGTGTTCTAAATCCTCGTTTAGTAGTATATTTTTTCTTTCCAGTTAGCGGATCAATACCGAGATAAGTTTTAAAGTACCATGCTTTTTCGCCATTTTTCTTTTTATATTGTTTTATCATTGCCATCAATATTACCCCTATTCAAATTCTAATTCTGCCATGCTATCATTGAAAAATTCGATCAGTCCTTGTTCCTCTATAAATTCAAGCCATATTTCCTTCCCGTTAATTAATGGAACTCCTTTTTCTTTACGAATTGTTTGATACAAGTTAGTCACGACTTGTTTCCACATTTCTAATACAGCTTTATCTATTTTCTTATCATCCCAGCGTTTTTTTTGGGGTCTATTTTTGTTTTTTTCAATTTGATAATTAGTAGCTTTGATGATAAATGTTTCGTATCCGGTTGTGCTTTTTTCTAACCATTCTTTGAATTCTGTATATATCATTTTTGTTCACCTTTCTATTTTTGAACGTATGTTCTTTTTTGCTTAAAAAATTTTAGAGAGCTGCATAACAATAGATGCGAGCTTTTAATAATTCTTTCACAAGTGGTTCGAAGCGAACGCTTAAATTGTTATCTTCTATAAATTTCATGTAATTGATATTGTGTGGTTCTAATTCAGACTTTGCAATATATCTATCTAATAATTTTTCAATCATGAAGCGATCAGCCTCATATTCCATTTTTGAATGGAGAGAGAATGCTAAGTTATATAAAAAATAATTATCATGATGTTTAGAAGCGTGTCCTAATTCATGTAATAAGGTTCTTTGTCTTCTATACTTAGATAAATTAGCTTTTATTACTATGGTATTCATACAAGCAACATAATGGCCATCGGCATCAAGGTTTTCACGCTCTTCTACCTTAACGCCGAGTTCATTAATTATCATTTCAATTTGACTGTCCAAATGACTCACCTACTTATTTAGTTATCTTTTTTCTCTAAATATGCTTCAATCATAGCTGATAGTATTTCCCTATCATTATCGGTGAGCGGTTTTCCGTCGCTACTCATAACAGATGCTAAAGCTTCTTCCACGGTTAGTTTTCTTTCCTCTGGTGCAACTCCCGCGTTAGGATCATCTGTGCGTCCTAGCAAATAATCTGTTGATACATGGAAGTAGTCAGCAACTTTTTGCAAAGTTTCTATTTTAGGACTTTGTGTCTTCCATTTATAAATAGAGTTTTTTCCAAATCCTATTCTATTTTCTAATTCAGAAATAGAAATACCTCTTTTTTTACAGAGCTCTTTAACCCTTTCGAAAAGCATGTCAAATCAACCTTCCTAGAGCGTACGATAATAATTTATACAAAAAGATAGAAAGGTAGTTGACAAATCTATCCAATTGTCTTATATTTAACTCGTAAGCTAATTTAATAAGCTAACAAGCAACAAGAAATACACCTAATAAAATAAACGAATTCGAGGTCGGCAAACTAAGAATGTTAATTTTTAGGGTTTTTCTAGGCTTATTTAACTGTATATAAATATAAGACAGTTGGATAGAAATGTCAATAAAAATTAGCTAATTTTATTAGCTTACATATTTAAAGAAAAGGAGGAAACATCATGAAACAAAATAAAAAAACTCCTTCCGCAAAAGGAGCTTTAATAACTTTAAATTTTAAAGACCAAAAGTTTAGTGCTGTTGTTGATGAAATTCATCCACAAGAGCATCAAAAAAATTCTTTTGCAACTGACGAGAAAAAGACTCAGAAACGCTCTGAGAAAGTTCTTCGAATAATTCAATTTCTGTTGGAAAAGATTCGTCATTTTGGAAGTCTATTTTGAATTCTTTATTAACAGTCTTGAATACGGTTTGTTTGAATAAGGCGTCGACATCCATATTAAATTCTTCCATACTATTTTCACCTCGCTTTCTATTCAAAATTATATCAAAGAAAGGAATGAGCAAAAATGAACACACCGCAAATTTTTAACTTTGAACAACATGAAGTAAGAACAGTAACAATACATGATGAACCATTTTTTGTTGGAAAAGATGTGGCTAAAGTTCTAGGGTACCAAAATGGTAGTAGAGATATTAACAGACACGTCGATGTAGAAGATCGGCAAAACTACCAAAACGGTACTTTTGAATCGCCTAGAGGGTTAACTATTATTAACGAATCAGGTTTGTACTCCTTAATTTTAGGAAGCAAACAACCAAATGCTAAGAAATTTAAACGTTGGGTGACTAGCGAAGTGTTGCCAGCAATTAGAAAACATGGAGGTTATCTAACTCCAGAAAAAGTAGAAGAAGCTTTGCTTAATCCAGATACAATCATCCAATTAGCAACTAAGTTGAAAGAAGAACGTACTGGAAGACTAATCGCAGAACAAAAAATTGCAGAATACGAACCCAAAATTTCGTATTTGGATAGTATCTTATCTTCTACAGATTCAGTAACTATTAGTCAAATCGCGGCTGATTATGGGATGTCTCCACAACAGATGAACAAACTACTTCATAAGCTAGGTATTCAGAAAAAAGTAGGCAACCAATGGTTATTATGCAAAAAACACATGAGACAGGGTTACACAAAATCTCATACAACTGAGATTCCGAAATCTGATGGCGGAACAAAAGTTGTGATGAATACAAAATGGACTCAAAAAGGGCGTCTGTTCATTTATGAGTCGCTGAAAAAAGAAGGATATATTCCAGAAATCGATTTATTAGAGGAGGAATGACGATGTCACAAGAATTTATTTTGAAAGTCAGAATTCAATTAGCAAAATACGGAAAGTCTCAGAACTGGTTAGCTGATACTATCGGAATTTCTAGACCATATATGTCGGACATTATGAATGGGCGTAGAAAACCAGATAAACAAATCAAGCCAATTGAGGCAGCACTAGCAGAGTTAGAGAAGGAGAAATAACATGCAAATAACAATTCCAGATAATTTAGTAGTTTCCGAATTAACTACACAGATTACGAATGCTGTTCTTAATTCATTGGACGAACGATTACACCTTATGAACAAATCAGTAGAGCTTCCTCCATATCCAAACAAATCAGAGGTAAAAAAAGTTTTAGGCATTGGTGATGACAAATTAACACATTGGATAAGCCTAGGCTTAAAAACACAGCAGTGGAGCAAGTTAGACATCAGAATTGAACGATCGGAACTCCAAAGATTTTTGAAAGAAAACTTTGAGTTCTAAAGGCAAAGGAGAATGATTTTATGTCCTACACATTGCAACAAGAACATCAAATTCTAGGTCTGATTAAACAGCGTAGAAAACAATTACAAGATGATCGTGCAGCGCTTAGAAAATCCGATGAGCTATCAGATAGACAAGCTGAACTAATTGCTTCTGAACTTGAGGATTTGAGAATGCTAGAAATAAAAAATAGGGAGATTAGATTATGAAGAAGACAGACACACTTTTTATAGGATTCATTTTGGGGTTATTAGTGATTGTAGCGCACCAAAGTATTATCGGAGGAAGCTTGTTCGCAGCATTGATGGTTTTAATCAATCTGCTTGACTCAAAAGAAAGGAGCAACTATGGCACGAGAAGAAGCGCTAAAAATCGGTAAAGTGATTGCTGATAATTGGTGGGCAAATAGCCGTTCTATTATTTTAAGCAAGCAACATATCGAAAAGAAAAAAGCATGGCAACAAATAAAAAAGTGACTCCGCCGACCAAAGCAATGAGTCACTCAAAAAATCATAACTAAGGAGATTTTAACATATGGAAAATGAACTTTCCACTCTAGATCAATATTTGGCCGATCCTGATTGGGGCAAATCGAATTTACAACTGGTTGCTAACAAGTACGAAAAATCAATTGATGAAGCAATTGTTGCATTGACTGATGCAGCTTCCATAACCGCTGATGACAGTAAATGGACCAAGAGAGACTTGGGCATTCTAAAACGAGGCGTTAATTGGCTTGAAGATCAGTACAGAGAAGAAACAAAAGAGAAGTGATATGAGTGTTTAAACCACTAATAGATTCATACTCGGCGGTACTAAAGAAATTTAAAGGTAACGACATTGGTGCAACAATCAACGAAGAAGTAAATATCGAACGGCTGAAAACGATGTATGACGGATATGATGGCGATCGAGTCATTGAAATTCGCTTTATTGATCCACGACGGTTCACAGTACAGCAAAGAAACTTCATCTATGCGCTCATAGGCGATATTTTCATCGATACAGGCATGCCAACGGACTTCTGGAAGGAATTCTTCTACTTCCGTTTTGAAGGTGTCACAGGGCGCGAAATAAGCCTCAAAGACGAATCGAATACAACCGTGAGTGATGCCAATATCTTAGCGAATATCATCCTAGATTTCATCTTTGAACATCATATTCCTTTCAAAGAAGGATATGAGATTTTACCAGCGAATCAAGAGTATTACTTCTACAAATGCATTACAAAAAGAGTCTGCTGCATCTGTGGCAAAACAGGAGCTGATATCGATCACTTTGACAAAGCGCTGGGAAGACGAAAGCGCAAAGAAGTTGATCATTCAGAGTACACATTTGCAGCACTCTGCAGAATCCATCACACAGAGAAACACAAAATAGGTGTGATCAATTTCAAAAATAAATATCAAATCAAAGGGATCAAGTTAAACCAGGAAACAATTAAAAAGTTAAGGATAGGAGGATAAATTTGGCTGAGATAAGTTGGATCAAACTTAAAACTACTATGTTTGACGATGAAAAAATACGATTAATCCAAGCTGTTCCTGAGTCGGATGCCATCATCGTTATATGGATTCGATTACTAGTTTTAGCAGGAAAGACTAACGACGATGGTCTGATATATATCCAGAGGAACATGCCTTATACCGAAGAAATGCTTGCTACATTGTTTGGCAAAAACGTAAATACGGTTCGCTTAGCGCTAACTACATTGGCAAATTTCAACATGATTGATCTAAGCAGTGATGGACTAATTGCCATCAGTAATTGGGAAAAACATCAAAATATCGAGGGTATGGATAAAGTAAGGCTAAAAAATGCTGAAAGAAACCGTAAATACAGGGAAAGAAAGAGACAGGAACGTCTCAAATTGGAAAATGACGTTAGCGTGACGTCACGTGACGGTACAGATAAAGATATAGAAGAAGATAAAGATATAGATAAAGAAGAAAAGAAAGGTAAGTATTCTGACGAACACTTACGCCTTGCTAAAAAGTTGCAAAGTAATTTAACTGAAGATTTTCCAAAAGAAATGAACAAAGTAGATATCGAAAAATGGGCAGACACAATCAGGTTGATGGAAGAAAGAGATAAAGCATCTATAGAAGCGATTGAGTATGTGATCAATTGGCTACCTACAAATGAATTTTGGTTTGGAAATATTAGAAGTGCTAAGAAATTGAGAGAAAAATTTGAGAAGCTCAAATTCGAAATCAAAGCAGACAAGAAGAATCATAAAAAGCAAAGTCAAAAACTACAGTACAGCAATCCTAGTGAATATGACGACTTGCCAATTTAAAAAGGAGATGCATCACATGGAAAGCCTAGCAAATGCTATGGAGAAACTAATAAGAAGAGTATTAGTGCAAAGCGGAAAATGTCCAGAATGTAGCGAACCTTTGTATAGTTGGCGAGCTAAAAATAAGGATGGTTCAGAACGTTGTAAACCAACATGCATGAGTTGTGGTTATAAAGCGTTACGTGTGAAAGAGGATATACAGACCGAACGGATATATAACGATAGCTTAAAAGCACGAGCGTTGAGTTTTTTTCAAAATGGTTCGGTATTAACAGATAAAACTTTGTTTAAATGCAAAATGGAAAATTATCACGTAGTGGATCAAGAAACAAAAATCGCTTTAGAAAAAGCAAAAAGCTATACGAATGAGGTTCTGCTGAACCATCCTGCACATTTCATTCTATCAGGGAAATCAGGAAGCGGAAAAAGCCACTTATCAATGGCCACAGCTTGGGAAATACTTGAGCGCTCAAATTATGACAAGAAAATACTTTTTATAAGCTATCAAGAATTATTAGAGCAAATAAAGTTTTCTTATAACAATACTGAACTGAGAAAAGAAATTGAAGGATCGCTTATAGCCGATATTAAAACAACTGATTTGGTGGTTTTTGACGATATTGGAGCTGAATTAGGTAGTGGGGTATCAAATAGTAGGCAGTTTACAAACAACACGTTAAACACGCTCTTAGAAGCCAGACAGAACAAGGCAACGATCATCACAACAAACTTATCTGGTCCTGAACTAAGAGAAGCCTACGGTGAAAGAATTGTTTCTAGGATATTTAAGAATTCAGAAGGTTATGCGCTGAAATTCCAACAAACAGCAGACAAGCGCATAAAACCAGTGAAAGGTAGTATCGCATGAATAAATACCGTAATAAAAAAACTGTTCATCGAGGTATCAAGTTTGATTCTATCGCAGAAGCAGAGTATTACGATCTAGCCTTGTGGCAAGCTGAAGCAAATGGCTGGAAAGTAAAACTTCAGGAAAGATTTGAGCTGATGCCGAAATTTGAACTAGACGGAAAGAAGTATCGCAAGATCGAGTATATTCCCGACTTCACATTTTATAAAAACGGCAAACTTGTCAAAGTCGTAGATGTCAAAGGAATGCAGACAAAAGACTTTAAGATCAAGGCAAAGTTGTTCTGTCATCAATATCAAGCGCCGTTGATATTAGCTAAAAAATATCGGAATACGTTCAAGGAAGAGCGTTTTTAACGAGGTGGTCCATCATGACAACAGAAGAAGTGATTCAAATGCGTATTCGAAACATTCAGCGTGAAATTGACGATCTAGAACGAACAAAGGCAGTGATGGTCAATGAAACGGCGAGAAAGGCAATCGATTTGCACATAGAGAACTTAAGAAGGGAAATTCGTAGATTGGAGGAATGAGCGTGGATAAGAAAGCGACAATGAAACGAATTGCTGAATTAACCAAGTCAGAATCTTGGCAGGAAGACAAAGAAATAGTTGCAGAAGTCCAAAAGCTCGGTAAATCAATGTGGACTGAAAAGCCTAAACGGAAAACGCCGAGAAAAATTGCAATCTGGCATGGTGATCGAATTCTAGTAACAGGTACAGCTGAACAGTTATCTGAAATTACTGGATTAAGCAAAAACATTATCTGGGATAGAGCTAGGAGCTTATGGATTGATTCAAAAGGACGACAGTTTAGGTATGTGGAGGAGAGATAATGGATCTCATTACACAATACAGTGACATCATCCTCAAGAAAATCATGATGAAGATTCAGAAAGACAAAAAATCAAAAGAACGAGCTGAATTAGTTAAGTTAGAAATGGCTGAAACAGGAGCAGGAGTGCGAAGTAGCAGGCATTGGAAAGCAGCAGCAAACATTGAATTTTATTACAACGAAATTCAAAAAGGGTTCGATCAGATGCGTGAGCTGGATCGGCAAACAAATTGGAGCAAGAAACTTCATCAAGATCGTTTCAAATTTGTAGAGAAGTATAAAGAAATATTAGAAGAGTATTTGAGGAGGACAGCAAATGATAAAAAAACTCGTTCAATTCAGCATGGATTTATATGATATCGAATCAGGAGCAACACTATCTGTGGAATCGGACCATCTAATCATAAATTTTGGTGGAAAGCGCCAGATTATTTTGTGGGTAGTTGATGATGTACTGTTTCCAGAAATTGTTCATGATTTCGAAGAATCAAAAGCGGTTGAGTTTGAAATAGTGAAAAAAGTAATGGAATTGATTGAAAAATACGAGGAGGACAGCGAATGATACCGAAGTTTAGAGCGTGGGATAAACGAAAGAACGTAATGAGAGATGTAGCCGTCTTGCATTTTACTAAAAACGGCAAAACAAACTTTATTGAATATTGGATAAATCCTACCGAATTGAAATCATATCACGTGCGAAACATCGACCTCATGCAATCCACAGGAATGAAAGATAAGAATGGTGTGGATATATTTGAAGGGGATATAGTATTAGTCAGCGTGCGAAATGGCTTCGATTACTTAGATAATAAAGTCTGTATTGTCAAAAATTCAATAGATTATTCCGGATTAGTTTGTGCCACTGTTGATGAAGACTTAGAGTATCAAATTTTTAACACAGAGCTGTTTGAAGAATACACGTACGAAGTCACCGGAAATATATACGAGAATAGCGAGTTATTGGAGGAACAGCGATGAATAAACAGGAAGCAATCAAAAAGTTAGAAAGTATTAAAGCGATAGGAAATGATGCAATAGCTGCTTGCTATAACGAGAGTATAAATTCAGGTATTACGTTAATGAAAAAAATAGACGAACCGCAGAAACCAGTTATTCCACAACTCGTGGCCGGTTGGCTTGAGAAATCTACGGACCCTTTTACAAAAGCTGAAAAAATAGCGTATTTAATCAAATCTAAAGATGGTGATTCATATTATTTCTGTGATTGGTTTGTACGAGATGGCATAGTGACGCAAGAGCAAGGAGAAGAATTACTCGCTTGGGCAACAAGACAATCATATGAAACACTATTGAGCCTATACAACGGCTACGAGGTTGAGAAAGAGCCGTTATGGGCAATAAAGAATGCCGATGGAAACTATCTTACTAAATGTGCTTTATGGGGAAAAGATGGAGTAAATTATAGTTTTGAATGCAATCCATCTCATCGATTGCTTTTCACTGATAAAGCAACAGCGGATGCTGCAGCATTGTTGGTGAATGGAACAGTGGAAGAGGTGGTAGAAAGATGAAACTAAAAGACGGATTTTACGCTAGCAGTCACGGTATCGGCGGTTTAATGCTAGATATGCCGACAAAGAACCCTAAAACACGCAAGAAATCAAAATTCAAAGTCGGTGACATGGTCCGCTGTGAAGCAGAAGAGTTCGTTTATCCGTTCAGAGGATACGTTAAAAAGATACTGTCAAACTCAGCAATCATTCGTATTGAAAATACAATGAAGTGTGATCGTTCGACTGCAAAACACAAGCATTATTTAGCTGTAGCGAGATTAGTTGACATGGAAGTAATCAAGAGCAAATAAAAAAAGCCGGATCGCTCCGACTGATTCAATAAATCCAACACATTTATTATATCACATAAAGGAGCGGTTTGACTTGATGCAATTGTTACGAGAGGTAGATTTCAAACAGACAAGATGTAATGCGAGAGATGTGCTGAAGAACTTTCGGCGTTTGGAGCGGATGGCAGGTCGCTCTTTGATAGATATTAAGTCGCCGATTATAACGGATATGCCGAAGGCACCGAAGCATGGCAATAAGGCAGAAGACGCGATTATTCAGATGATGGATATAGAAACGGAGAGAGATGCGATTCTAGCGGCTTTGATGGCTCTTAGTCTGATTAGTCGTCAGATACTCTACTACAGCTTCTGTGTGCCAGATAGCTTCTCAAACTACAGAATTAGCCGTGAAGTGGGTTATTCAGAAAGAAGTATACAACGGATGAAGTCGGAAGCTCTAATAGAGTTTGCAGAAGCATATAAACACGGAAAAATAATTGCTTATAAATAATTTGGCGGTTTTTTGGCGGAATGATGGCGGTTTTTAGACATTTACCAGTGTTATTATGGTAGTGTCGAAAGATTAGGAAACAGGATCGACAAAATAAACGAAGGGAGGCAATCTCCCTCATCGTTTTAAACTTCTTCTTAGATAGACAGCAACTAATTATGAAGAAAAGGATGTGAATTCAACTCCTCCTAAATTCTTCATCGGTTGCTGTTTATTTTGATTAGACAGCAGCACTCACAAAACTAAACATGTTCTTGTCGTCTTTCAACTGCTGCTGTCTATTAATTTATGTATTGGAGGGAAGAAAAATGAAATTATCAGTAGAAGGCACTCCAGAAGAAATACAAGAATTGCTCCAAGCTATTGGTAGTAGCAAGGAGCAAAAGGTAAGTGTTTCTAATTCAGATATTGACGGTATTTGCAATTGTTTAAACAGAGAAAAAATATCTAATCCTTACTAAGAGAAAATATGTTCGTTAATGAATTTCCAATTTTCCTCTGTAGCTCTACCTTGATAATTTTTTTGCAGTTCACAGATGAATAAGGAATCGTTATTATCAAGTACTGTATTTAATTTTTCACACATTTGATTTGGATTCAAATTAGTTTTAACTAACCAAAAAGATTTTTGTAGCTTTATATATGCCCCAAATTCTTTTATTATTTCAAATACTTTATCATACTTTTGCCCTGGGTTATTAAGATCATAACTAATCATGTAGGGTTTATACATGTTGTCTTGCACATCCTTGTTTTATATTTCAGCGGACCACTCGCTGATAAATAAAATTATACGCTTAGTATTTATTTTCACAATATTAATTTATCGTAATAACTTTTGAGTAAATAGAACAAAAAACCTGCACTAGTTTCCGCTAGTACAGGCAGTGACTATATCGGTTGATAATCTAGCATATATTAAAAATAATTGCAAGAAAAGAAATTTATAGTGGTTTATACCAAATTATCAAAGCAATGTTATTTTGTTGCTGTCTATTGTTTTTTAATTATTCACACGATAACTAAAGGTGGGTGAAGAGAAATGATTCCATTAATAATTTCAATTTTTGCGCTCTGTCTTAATGTCTATATGATTGGATTTAAAAATGGGCAAAATAAAAAATAGTAGCAGCCAAGAATAATTTTATAGTGTCACTGTGGCGGAAAGGGTAGACGCTAAGCATGTGTGCTAGGTCAATGCTTCGGCAACCATGCAAGGTTCGATTCCTTGCCAGCGACATTAAATGCCTATGACGGTTACGACTACCGAAAAAAGATCGTTAAGAAGCTATACGGTGCTACGTACGGCAATGTAGTAAGTGTGCTATCTGTACACCACCAAGCTTCGGTCACTGTGGCGGAAGTAGAAGACGCAGCGGTAAATGGCGAGTAGCCTCGTGAGAGCCTGGTAAGTTCTCGTGAGTGGTGCAATCCCACTCCAGCGACTTTAAGCAACCGAGGCATCGGCGGTTTAAAAATATAGGGGTGCGCAATTTCGTACGCGTTTTGTGCATCGTGCAAGTTACTATTACATATTAGATCACTCTTTGAGTGGTCTTTTTATTTTTGCACAAAGGAGGAAACAACAATGTATAGACCACAATACTTAGAACAGAAGTATGAAGTAATCACTGTTCATAAAGGTAATGGCGAAAAAGTATATGAGTATAGAAGACCAATAAAGAGCGATACATATAAACGAAAGGAAAACAATGAAGTTATTCCATTGTATGGCAAAAGAATAGCTAAGCATTAAATAAGATTGCGAAAGGAGACGGAACATGACCGAGGAATTCTATAGATGGCTATTACAGTTGACAAGAGAAGATCGTTTGGTTAAGTTCTATCAGTCTCCTAAATGGCGCAGGCTTAGAGAGAAAGCGATGAAACGAGATCACTATGAATGCCAAGAGTGTAGAAGACTAGGTAAGTATCATAGAGTAGAGAACGTTCATCATATAAAGGAAGTCAAGGATAGACCTGACTTAGCTTTAGATTTAGATAATCTTATTTGTTTATGTGTTGAACATCATAATGAAGTTCATGGCAGATATCTTACAGCGTTAGATAAACAAGAGAAGAAGATAGAAAGCTTCGCTAACTTCGATGCAAGTGAAAGGTGGTAAGTGCATGATCATCAATGACAATGGCAGAGAGTATGATACAGAAAAGATTGAAGAGTATTCA